CATAATGAGGTGAGGATAAAGACTATTAAGGTCAAAAGACACAACCCAATCATAGAATCCAGGAATCGGTTCCTTGACATAAGCACCTGCATACTTCTCAGTTTTAGTCGCTTCTTTCTTAGGCGGGATAGCAATCTTACGCTTCAAAAGTTCCACGTAAATATAGTTATCCCACATGCGAACCTGGCTAAACACATCTTCATAATTCACCTTGGCGTCATATGCCATGGTGAATGCCAGATCAAGCAGTTTCATCTTGTCATCTAAACGATCGACAAGACGAACGTCATGAATGTTGTACTCAATGAACTTCTGCCAGTCGTTCTCATAGAACTCCTTGAAAGTGTCAAACTCAGAGTGATCGAGTTTCTTCTCACCCAGCTCCACATTACAGATGTGATCTAGTCTGTATGATTCTTGGTTTGTGTAGGTGAATTTTCTGTAGAGCTCAAGGTAATCCAGTGTAGAAAGACCAAGAATATCATAGGCAATTTGCTTTCGCCCTTTGATGTAAATGTCTCTAGAAGATATAAGCTTCCACGGGCTAAGCATCTTAGTGTATTTTTCACCAAGTACCCTATCAATACGCCTAGCAATATAGGGAATATCAAAAAGTTGAACATTCCAACCTGTAATTACATCTGGATAATTGTCTTGCCAGTAAGATAAGAATGCATTAAGCATACTCTCTTCTGATGCAAAATGTAAGTAGTCCACCAAAGGATCTCTGTTGTCATATGCTCGCGCACCAAACACAGTGATCCTACCAGTGACACTATCTTTGATTGAGATGGCTAGTATCTCCTGATCAGCAGTCTCAATGTTGGGGAACCCATTTTCAGCAGCTGTTTCAATGTCTATAGTAAAGACACGGATGCTGCTGCTGTCAAATTTAAGTTCATCCTCAGGATACTCTTCAGCAATATACTGATACAAAAATCTAGAGTTGCCATAGATTTCAAAATCTTCGACATCTCTATATCGTTTTATGAATTCTTTAGCATCATTGATAGAACCCTGTTTCAGTGGTTCTACACAATCACCCTCAAGGGTACGCCATTCGGAATAGTTTTTTGTAGGGACATACAGAGTGGGGTTGAATGCCACTCTGTATGAAAAAGGATGCCCACCTTCATAACCACGGACTAGCAGACGGTTGCCTGCTTGTTCAACATTAGTGTAAAACTTCATTCAGCGTCTTCAGTATCATCATAATAGCGGGCTAGCAGCGCCTTTGAGGCGTTTGCTATGACAGTTACATCAGAGGACCTGATAACGATTTCAGTGTCCTCTGTGTATGGTGGCCATGGTTTCAGTTCACCATCAACCACTTCACGGGGGTGGCGGAGGATGCAATCTGGGTCACCAAACTGCGCTTCCTCCACTTCCTCAATCTCACTCAGCAGCCACTGGTCCTGAAGTTTCAGCAGCCGTACTACGATTTCCTCCATTGATGATATCCTCTCCATTGTTAGGGATGAAGGAAAGGTCAACATTTGCCTCCTTCAGTTTAGTTACATAGTTAGCCAGGATATCCTGGTTAGGTGGCATAGCAGTGATAACCGAAGCAGGGTTAATACGGAAGTCTTCATATGGAGTGAAAACATTCCAGCGGCGATAGTTCACACGATACTGTGCAGCATCTGTCCCATCACCATCAACCTCAAGAGCCATTACCAAGGGGAACATGAGTTGATAAGCAACGAACTTATCGTCTTCACGGACTTGTGTAAAGTTGCAGATAAGATTTTCACCTGTCATCAGAGTGACAATGCGAATATTGTGTTCAATAGTTGTAGTTTCAGTCATAAGTTTGCAAACTTGTACGGGTTCATTTTACAGGAGATGGGGTCAGTTGTCAAGTCACAGGAAATCCTTTCTTTGATGGTGCTCTGGAACAATCTTTCTAATAACAATTGTCAATAGTCCATCCTCAAATTCAACTGATCCAACTTCCGTATCATCTGCCATGGTCCAAGATCTGGTGAAAGATCTCTGAGCCACTCCTCTGTGGAGATAGTCAGTTCCTGTTTCTCTATCTTCTTTCTGCCCCTCAACAAAAAGTTTTCCTGATTCTGTGTATACATTTACTTCTGCTTTTCTAAATCCTGCTAGTGCAATTTCAAGTCGTGTTTCTACATTGTTGACTTGAACAAGATTGTATGGAGGGTAATTTTTTGTGGTCTCATGTAAATTGAAGATTCGATCAAAGTATTCATCCATGCCAATACTATTTCGGTTGATCCTATCCATTAAGGTAGGAAGATCCGCTGCGGTGTAACGCATGAGGTTAGTCATTATTGTAGCTCCTTTTAAAGCGAGTTTGTGTTTTGTGGACCCTTACGGCATCCACTACTAATTATAAGACTTACAAGGCAATTGCCTTCTCTAAAATTGTAGCAAGGTCCGAACTTTGTGATTCGGTTTTCAATACGCTTGCCATAATTCAGCAAAAGTTTTAGAAAGAAGAATTACATTTTGATCTTGTGACTCTTCGTTTCTATTCAAATTAATATATTTCATAGTATACTCAGTGAATAGATCAAATCCAATTGAAAATCTTAACTGACCAGATTCATTTGGAAGCACTCTATGCTCCAACCAGGATGGAAAGAGTGTTAATGATCCTACCTTATTAGAAGCACGCCACCAATCAAAATATAAACTAAGACTAGGAAACCAATAGTCAGTTGTGGTTCCCAAGTCTGACAATGAAATGTTTCCACTCAAATATGTGTTCTCATGAAAGGCATGACAGTGAGTTTCAAGTCTCTCACCCTCTGTAAGGACAACTGCCCATCCACGAATCCACAATTTGTCTGGTGGAATTGGTTCTAGTAGCAAGGAAGTTAGAAATTCACAGTAAGACTTGTATATCTGACGACTCAACTCTACAATCTCAGGTTCATTCCATGCAAAAATATTATACATGGACCATTGTTTTTGGTAGGTCGTGTTCAATGAATTGGCAACATCAGATGACATGCCAACTTCATTATCAGAAATTAGTTTCAGAACTTTATCGGAAAGTTCTTCATCACATGTGTCATTAAAAATAGGAATATCAAACGATGGGGCAAACGGTGTGTTTGCCCTCCAACTTTTCCACCTATGTAATTTGTTTCCTGTGTTAGGAATTTTGCAAGGATGATTATCTAATGGTTGATTCAAGGTTCCTGCTTCTTTCTACCAATATTATACTTGCTTTCTAGCGTCCAGTCACCTTTTTCTTTGAACGCAAGCACTTTAATTTGATTTAAAGGAGCTGCATCAGCGATCTTATGTGCATCAGCACCGATGCTTACTAGTCCCCAGTCAATCAGCAGTTGAACAATACGATTGCGACGCTGCACATCATTCAACGACAAGTTAGTATTCTTACCGTCAAGGGCAAACAGTTCCTTGAAGTGAACGATATAATACTTACCTTGTTTGTGTAGGATATGGCAAGACTGATAAATCTTTTTCTCTTTACGAGATGCCACACCAATGCGAGTCAGTGTCTCTCTCACTTTGAGGAAGTCATCTGGTTCATTCAAAACCACTTCGACCATATCAGTTTGCTTCCACTGGATTTCAGTTTCGACGCTCATTCTTTCCACCCTTTCTCAATGAATATGTAATAGTATCTAGTTGATCCTTGGTAAGAATCCTGAGTGCCTGGAGAGCTTTATCGTCATTATAACCATAATACTCTTTTACTACTTCAAGATAATCAATAGAATCTTTTTTCGCCCATGGAGAGAAACGTTTCCTAGGCTTCACACTATTTAGCAAAAAATCATATTGCATCTTCTTTGGAAGATGAGGGTTCTTGTTCATCTCATTGACATAAAGGATAGTGTCAGTGAAAGAACTGAGGCACCTGTTAATAATGTAAGGAGGATAAGCTCGCTCAGCATCAATATCATCATCGAGAATATTCTTTTTAGATTGGTTGATCGAGTACAGGTAATCTTTCAGTTGGTATGTCACGATTTACATTCATTGAAATAACGGTGCGTTTGTATTTTGTCTTAGGCACCTCGTGTTCTAAGATGCCAGGAAAGATTACCAACTTTCCTTTTTGTGGAGTTACATAGAGTCTTTTCTCAAAGACAATGGGAGCACAATCGTCCTCAACATCAACATAGTATGCACAGGAAAAATCTGATGGATAATGTGAGTGTAGTCTAGCACTGTCACCTTCTTCATACTGCATTACCCACATATCAGAACACAAAAAGTTCATAGGATGCTCATAGTATTCCGAAGATACAAACTCACACATCTTTAGAACTGTGTTCACAAAAGGCATGAAATCTGAATTTATCAGATGAGTGTCCCACGAACTATGCCATGCATTAACATTGCTTCTGTATGTTTCTGGATACTTTTCTCTGTGCCTATCTACAGCAGCAGAAAGACCCCACTGATCAGGATCAAGATAAGTTTCAAAAACTGGAATCTTTTTTCTAACAGTGAGGATTCTCATATTATTTAAAGACAGCAGTGACACCAAGAACTTTGGCATTAGGGTTGCGTGCCAGTGCTACCTGGCGTGCTTCTTCGTAGTTGCGAGCGATCACCTCTTCGGTGAACACAGTGCCAGCAACATAGAGCTTGACTTCACACTTCATAATTAAAAAGGACGAGTTCCTTGCGAGACGCTTGATCTGTATTATAGCACCCCACGGAGCGCATCGTGTAGGTATGTGCGAATTCTGCAGCAGACCAGTCTGCAAAGCGGTCTCTGATCAGTTGAGAACTGTTGTAGGAGATTAGTTGAGGACCAACAAAACGATCGCAATCAGCAGCAAACTTATCGTGATCAAATCCTTTGTGCATTGATCCTTTGCGCCCATAGAGATTGTCCTTAATGTCATAAGGAGGATCAAGATAAGTAAATACTGCTTTGTCATCTGTCAGCAACTCTTCGTATGACAGGTTGGTGATCTTCCAGTTAGCAATTAGTTTTTGATACTCTGGCAATCTGTCGATCCCTGCCATTGAGAAGTTGCTGTCGCTTGCTTGGGCGGAGAATGAACTGGACTCAGAAAGACCTGAGAAAGAACACTTGTTAACAATATAGAAGGAAACAGCACGGTGGAAATTTTCACTGTCTTCCACAGGTCCAGCAAGATATGCTTTGGCGTCAAGGAATAACGATCGTGCTGATCCTTGATCGGGATATCGTGACTTGAGTTGGACGAGTTCATCCCTGAGTTTTTGTCCATTGTCCTGTAGTTCTTTCCAGAAGTTATAGAGTGGTTCGTAAAGATCGTTTACCCAAATATCTATCTTAGGATAACGCTTAGTTACTTCCAATGCTACAGAACCCCCACCAAGGAAAGGTTCTCTAAATTCAGCGGCCTGGGAAAGGTCTGGGAGGAATCGGAACAGGTTTGTCAGAGCCCTGCTCTTGCCGCCTGGGTAGCGGAGTGGCGTCTTCAGTGATTTCAAAGTTTGGGGCATGATATTTAAGGTATTCAGTGAACGACATTTTTAACTCCTTTTGAGTCATGCCGCAATGGTTTGCGGCTGCGGGTAGGTTCATTGTAGCATGAAAAAGACCTTCATGTGCTTCTTTTACATTTTCTGGTGTAGTTTTCTTTCTCATTTAAATTCACACCTCATCATAATTTCTGTTAAACATGCTAGTAGGTTAATCTCCTGATCTGGAACAATAACAATGTCTTTCATGTACTGAGCAATAATCAACACCGCTTCTGGAATTGATGATGGTTTTAGTACGCCATACAGACTATCATAGATCTTACGCATCACCATACTGGGATCATTGTCCATGTGTTGAACAACCCAATTCTTTACAGTAGTAAATTCCTTTTTCTTCAGGGACGCAAGTAATGCATCCAGATTAACATCAGCAACATCCACAAGGATAGCAGACGAAATACTACCAGTAGCGGCATACCGTTGACACTCGTTAATAAGGCGACGCCAATCAGGATAATACCTACGGACAAGCTTAGCAAGAACTTTGTCTTCGTACTCAACTTGTTCATGGGTCAGGATAGTTTTAAGACGAGTGAAAAACTCACCCTGAAGATGAGTTGCTTGCTCAGGTTTGATACGAAAGTCAACAACCGTGCATCGAGAATGCAGCGGTTCAATGATCTTGTTAATGAAGTTACAGGTGAAGATGAATCGGCAGTTACTGTGGAACTCCTCCACGGCGGTCCTGAGGGACAGCTGGACATCGTTAGTGGTGTTGTCTGCCTCATCAATGATGACCACCTTGTGGGACGCTCCAGAGGTCAGGGAGACGGTGCTAGCGAACTGACGGATACGAGTACGAACCGTGTCTAGGAAACGACCCTCGTCGGACCCGTTGATGACAATGTAAGAGGCACCAATCTCCTCACA